GAGGTATGGCTCGGTATCGCTGCGTTCCATGCCTGAGAGTGGCCGCCATAGCATAAAAAATTACTGTACTTGGAGTCTCCATACTCCATCAGACCATAGAGACAATTAGTGCTGTAGTCTCTCAAAAGAGGGTCATCAGGCGGGTCTAGCAGGACCAGGGCGACCCGCTTGCCCGCCCACGATGCCTGCACCCACACCCGGGCGCTTGACCCGGACGCACGCGCGGGGGCCCGAGTCCCGGCTATCGCATCAGAACTTCAAGTAAGAATCCCCCCACGCCTATAAAGCGACACTTTTATCTGGTCGCCCGGCCACCTCTTCATGTCGCACCCCCGCGGGCGCGTGGATTGAAATCATACTCTATTGCCTCAGGACAATTCCCCGGCCTCCGGGGATGAACCGACATTGTACAACGAAAACGTTGTAAGGTGCGGTTGTTCCCCTCTCTGAGGGGATCCCTCGATTTTAGTACTCGTCCTCCCTACCCACAACTAGTTTCGTCAAGGTTAACCGGCAGTTATATATACTTGTATATCCAATAGATATATTATAAGAGGTGAACAAAAACATGCCTGAAAATTTTGTAGGGAAGATTGAGGACGGCGCGATGGTCGAGGCCCCTATCTACGAGGCCCACTCTCGCGGCAAGAACTGGATGGCGACGATCGAGGCAGACCCGGCAGCCCCCGGGGGCCTGGCGCGAGAGTTTATCAGGAACGGGCGCGGCCGGTATCTATATATCGTCGGCCCGGAGGTCGTCGGCAAAGCGGTCGAGATCGCTGCCGACTACACGAGCAGCGGAGGTAAGCGCCACCCCAAGCGCTGGTATGGGGTGGTGCGGAACGTGACCGACCGGGAGATCGTAATTGACCGCCACGAGACCTCGGAGCAGGCGATCAGGGCTGCACGGTCTCGCGCGGCGTTCGACGCGCAGATCCGCGACCACTTTGAACATATCAAGCCCGATACCGGAGATGTCTCCGACTACTTCGTCCACGACACCGTTGCCCCTGACCGGGCGGCGCTGGAGGAGGAGCGGGCGCGGCTGCTCGCCCGGGTCGCGGAGATCGACGCGGTGCTCGGAGGCGGGGAGTAAATGGGCCCCCTCACCCTCTCCCTCGACTACGACCGCCCGGTCGCGCTCATGGAGCCCGACGGCGACGGACAGCCCCGGAGGATCCTACTCGTCATCGACTGGGCGAGCGAGACTATCAGCGCCGAGACCCGGGCGCACGACGACAACACCCGATCTGGATACCGCTGGCGCGGTATGGAGGACGCCTACACGCTCCCGCCGCTCGTGGACGCGACGCAGCTCCGCGAGTGGGTCAAGGAGGAGGTGCTCCCGCGCGCCGCACCGCTCGCTGACGCATACCGGACGGTCTGGGAGGACGTCGAGCAGTACGGCCGGTTCCCCGGCCACGAGCGGGAGAAGGAGGATTTCGACGCCTGGATGGGGTCACACGAGCCGCCGCTCCACGACGGGGGCCTGTGGCGGGTCGAGGATTGGCTCTCTGGGGGAGTCACGGAGATCGGCCCCGAGACCACGGATGCCGCGATCGAGTCGCTCGCCGACACGATCGTCGACGAGGCTGCGGCTGAAAACGTGGTGGTTGTCGCGGGGCGCGAGGCCGTCCGGGCCTACCTCCTCGACTATCGACAGGAGCTCCGCGACGCGATCCCGGAGCCGGACTGCTACCAGATCCGGGGATACGCTGTGCTGGAGGGCACCGCTAAAAATTTCGGGGGCACGGCGCACGTCACAGTGCCGCGGAAATACTCCGGTAAGCGGGTCAAGATCGTAGTGCTGGAACCCTGAGACTTCCGGCAAATTTGCCGGAAGGTCTTACCCGCGAGAGATTAAATTTATCATCTACGACGACGGAGTAATATCATGAAACGGGAGAACGAAGCGAGGCCGGAACCGACGATCGAAACCGCCGCCTCCGCGCTGAGGGCGTCGCTCCTCGCCTCCGCTGATTTGCTCAAACGGCAGAGAACCGCCAGACCAGGGGAAGAGCGCATCGCATCCGAATATTCCGAGGGCTACAATCAGGGATATGAGGATGCCTTCCGAGACGCAGCAGAGTTGGTGAAAACGTTCGCCAAAGAAAATTGTTCGAACCACTAATCCCACATTAACATCTATAGATGGCGGTTTAATCCGTTTTTCTCGTCTACTTTTTGAGCCCGATAATCCCGGCAGTCCCAGCGGCGCCACCATCATGATCGATTTTGACCATGAGTTTATCGTACGCGGCCCTGTCCTTGATCTGCTTTTGTTCCTGGCCGAATCCATCGGCGTAGCGCCACCACTCCCCCGTGGCCGCGTTTTTGCGGACCGCGTCGACCGCGTACTGGTCGGTGTCGCGGTCGTACCAGACGATCACGTGCGCCCCCGAATCCGGCGCCGCCGCAGGTGCCACGATATCGCCCCGGTCAAACGTGTTTGGTCCGGAGGAAGTACATCCGGCCGTCACCACGACGAGCAGCACGGCCCCGATCACCGCGCCGATGCGCGCCGGGGTCCAGAAAGATGATTGAGCATCAGTCATGTGAGAGAATAGGGGGAGGAGGTATTTATAGGGTTACCATGCGCCGGTCTCCGCGAACACTTTGTACGCAGGGATATCGGCTTTCCGGGCGGATTTGACCTCCATCTTTGTTATCGTGACTGGATTGTTGCGCCCATCACCACCATAAGTCGCTTTTATGACGATGGTGTCTCCCGCTTTACCCCCGCCAGTTGTATCAAATGTTTTATATAAATCTTGATATGCATTCATACTCCCCGTTCCAATTTGCACCCCGTTCCGCTCTACAACAAACTCGATTCCGATCGTGTAATTAGATGATGTCTTAGTAATCCCAATTCGGAGATTCGAGTCAAATTCAGTCGAATAATCTGCTGGGATTGTAAACGACACAAGCGTTTTCGATTCCGTGGAATTGATGACAATGTTGGGGGTAAATGTTTTTCGCACAACGTCTCCTGGGACGTCAACGAACCCCGTCCGGGCACCGATGTTCCCGGTCTGGTTCTGGAGCGCCCCGATGTTCACGATATCCTGCCCCTGCCAGTTTTTCGGGCCGTCGATATTAATATCCGAGATCCCAAATCCCCCGATCTTTGCCGCGAGTTCTGAGTCCACATATCCCTTCCGCGCCGCGTCCGTCGCTGCGCTCGGCACGGGGAGCTCCGTCAGCGCCTGCCCTTGCATGTTCACCGGGGCGACCACTTCCAACTGTGAGGAGGGCACATAGGCCGGGCACGCCACGCCGCAGAGGGACGCATCCCCCCGCTCGTCAGTGATCTTCGCGGGTAGGATCAAGGTAGCCCCTGCATCCACCCGGACCTGCGCGAGCGAGAGTTCCCAGGTCTCCGCCGTCCGGGTCAGGGCCGGCGCGGCGGGCTCCGGGGCAGCGGTCCCGGGCTTCACGACGATATCGATCGTCCGGCCGGGAGAGGCGTTCAGTCGCACGACTACCCGATCGATCCGGGGGTAGGTCGCGTGGGCCGTCGGCACCGCCAGTGTCAGCGCCGCATCGTTCTCGCAGAACCGGCCCTGCACCATCGCGGTCCCGGTCCCGACCAGGACGGTCATCGCCGGCGGGTCCGTCACCGTGACGGCCATCTCGTTCCCGTCCTCGTGGACGATCCCGTCCCGGATCTGCTTAGCCATCATCCTGCACAGGAGCGCCGCGGAATACACCCGGTCGGGGTTCTGCGGATCGCTCACGTCGAAAATGCCAGTGTTCAAGGTCATCGTCTTGTCTCCGCGTTATCTCGCTTCACGGTCCGGAGCAGGCTGATTAAGTCTGGCCACTCCTTCCCGAGCCCGAGCACGATCTTGCCGCTCGGATACTGTTCGGTCACGGCGACGATCCGGGCCTGCATCGTAGCAACGCCCGGATACTCGGCGCTCACGATATCGCCCAAATCAAAATCAGTCATGTAGCGGTAGGTCGGGGTCGGGAGATACTCGACCTCCAGGGTCGTCGTCTCGCCCCGGTCCGCCAGCAGCTCCTGCCCCCGGGCCGTCAACTCGTCAGTCGTCGCAAGGTCCCGGGCGTCGATGTAGACCTCGCGCCGACTCCACCCGGTCGCCGTCCCGACCTCGGTGATCGTCCGGAGGTCTGCCTCTCCCTGCCCGGCCACGATCGCCAGGGTCGGGGCGTCCGAGAGGCAGGCCCGGTAGCCGGCGATCAGGCAGTTGCCGAGCCTCGGAGAGAGCAGGATCTCGGCGGACCGGTCCGCCCCCTCCAGCGCGTCGAAGAGGATCTCGCCGGTGTCAGGGGACCAGAGGATGCCCCACCCGAGCCCGGACTGGAGGGCGATGGATTCCAGGATCTCCGGCAGCGATTGGAACCGGGCCCGGACCTGCACCATCGCCCCTCTGCCCTGGTCAACCAGCATCAGGTCGAGACCCGGGATCGCCCTGTCTGGGTCGGTCGGATTAACCGCGTTTACCTCGACATAGTGGCGCATGGCCGTCTCCGCGATGGCGTCGATCTGCTCGTCGTAGCCGGTGCCGGCAGAGACCCCGTGCAGGCAGATCCGGTCTTGCAGGATCGCGCCGAGGTCCCGGCCCGCGACCGTCCACGACTCTGATATCTCTCCCTCGTCGGTCATCTGCCCTTCGATACTCTCGATGGTGCCGACCAGGTGCCGCCCCCGGCGGGGAAGGGAGATGAACCGGCCTTCCCGGAGTTCGTCTGCCCCCGTCGCATACCGAGAGATCACGGCCTGCCAGGACCCCGGACCCCGCCACCGCCGCGTCCACTCGACCGCCTCGTAGGCATCGATCACGGCCTTGAGCACGAGCGTGCTCCCGGACCGCTCGTAGACCCGCAACGGCTCCGGCGGGGTGTCCTCAGGTTCGAGCGCCGGCCCGATCTCCATCTGGAAGTATCCAGCCGCCGGGAGCGTGGTGGCGGTCCCGTCCCCCCAGAGCAGCCGGACCTGCACATTGTAGGTGCCCGGGTGCACAGTATCCTCCGGGCCGAACGCACAGAGTAGCGCCCCGGTTGCAGCGTCCTCGACGGTCATCGGCTGCCGAATTTGCCAGCCGGAGTACCGGGCATGTATGGCATACAGCGTCGCCATCACGCCGGCGAGAGGGAGGGGGTCCGCCCCCCGCGACAGGGTCAATCGGTAGAGTGGCCACGTCCCGGCCTGGGCGATGGTGATGTCGGTCATGCCAGCGAGTCCTCAATAGTGAGGGAATAATAGCCGGTCGTCGGCAGGACCAGGACGGCGCCGTTGCCGAACGTCACGATGATCTCTGCCTGGCAGATCTCGCCTCCGTGGAACTCATCGCCCTCCCGGGTGAGTTGGCAGAGGCCAGCGAGCGGGTCAAGGATCTCCAGCGACTTATTGATCACCGTTGCTCCGGTGAACCGGGACTTCGCGACCAGGCGCACTTCTGCGCCGGTCAGGACGAGTGGGGTCGTGGGGTTATCCGGCCGGCTCAGCGTGACCTGGTAGATAGGGAGCGTGCTCCCGCGCTTGAACTGAATGTCTGTCATATCGGATACACCTCCGCGAACGTCACCGCGACGCCTCCGGAGACGTCCGGCACTGCATACGACCTCCCTGCGAGGTAGCCGCCGGCAGCGGCGATCGCCGCCAACCGGTCCGCGGCGACCAGCGGATCTCGCGTGGCCGCCAGGGTAGCCGCGGCCCCTGCAACCGCGCCCGGGCGAGACTGGAGGGTACCTGGGACGGAGAACCGGGACAGCCCGAACCGCCGGGCCCCGGGCATCACGTATGACGGAGCGGCGGCCAGGTATGCCTGTGCGTCCAGCAAGACCTCCAGGGGGGCCTCTACTGCGACGGTCCTGGGTGCCGCTGCAAACGAACGTGTGGCGTCCAGAGATCCCCCTCCACATTCGACAGCAACCCCACGAGATTGCAATGTACCCGGCATGCCATAGCGAGACGGGCCAAACCGCCGCATCCCAGGAATGAGATACGACGGAGCGGCGGCACGGTACGCCGATGCGTCAACGGCCCCCGAGCCGGGGGCCTCGACCTCAGCATGCCGGCTTGCGGCAACAAACGACCGGGTGGCGTCAACAGTAGCACTCTCGCCTGCAACCTCGACGGCGCGAGACTGCCGGGTGCCGGGGGTGGCAAACCCCGCGAGGGTGTACCGCCGCATGGCTTACACCCCTGCTGCCATCGCCCATCCGAGGATCTCGCTTTCTGCCGAAGCCAGGTAGGCTCTCCCGGCGTCCGTGAGGACCTGCCGGGATCCCTGCCGTTCCAGGTACGCCGGTGACGGCAGCGCCCACCAGACCACTTTCTCCCGGTATTCATACTCGGGGCGCGTGCCCATCTCGTCCTCGATCTCAACCTGCCGGATATCCCAGCGGCAAAGGATCCTGACGGATCCGTTCTTGACTACGTCGATACCGATCGCCGTCGGCTCGACGGTGCTTCTAACCAGTTTGGACATTTGATACCCTTCATTTCTACAGCATAGTCAACAGCGGTACGGATCGCGGGGTTCTCGTAGAGATACGTCCGCGCAAAGTTGTAACAGTCACAATGTTTCAGCCACCCATGATACGCTCCTAACGAGCCCAGGATCTCGTCTGGGTTCATTGTCTGGTAGTTCTGCTCAATCTCGCGAACCCGCTTCTTGAGCCGCCGAGCGGAAGATTTTCTGAGGATCGTGTGCGTCCTAAACGAACGGTACCCGAGGAAGTCTACTCCGCATCGGTCGACCGGAAAGATCGATGTTTTCGGGTTCAACTTGAGCCCGAGCGTGTCGAAGTACTCCTCGATCCGGGGGAGGAGGTCCTGCAACCACCCCTTATCGCGATGCAGGATCACGCCATCGTCACAGTACCGAATGTAGTATCGCGCCCGAATTTTCTCCTTTAGCCAATGATCAAACGGCGTCAGGTACAAGTTGCTGAAGTACTGGCTCAAGTAATTCCCGATCGGGACCCCGGCGTTCGGGGTGCTGTAGATCACGTTTCGGAGGATGCCGAGTACTCCCGGATCCTTTACGGTCCGTTGCACGATCTCGAATAACTTGTCCGGCCGAATTGATGGATAGAACTTCGATATGTCAAATTTCAGGCAGTACCGGGTCTGGTCGGCATTCTTCAGGAACCGGTGGAGCCGATACGAGCCGGCGTGCAGCCCCTTCCCCGGGATCGCAGAGAACAGGCCGTGAATGAACAGCCGGTCCCAGATCCGCCGCATCACCTGCATGATCGCATGGTGCACGACCCTATCGGGGAGATACGGGAGTTTGAAGATCACCCGCTGCTTCGGTTCGTAGACAATTTTCGTCGTGTAAGATGACGTCGTGAACGTCCCGCTGATGAGGGCCTCCTGGAGGTCTAAGAGGTACGGGTCCGGGTCGGCATCAACCATCCGAACAGCCTCGTAGTGCCCCTTCCCCTTACGGGCGTTCAGGTGCGCCAGGCGGAGGTTCTCTATCGAGACAAGCGTCGAGAAGAGGTTGCCCTGGCGTTTCATGCCGACCCCCGCAGCCCTGCCGACAGAGGAGAGCGTTCCGCCGCTCTGCAGGTACTAACACCCCTCTGCGGACCGGTTGTGTTTTTGACCCCAGGATGTCCGGGATTCGGGTCTGTGCGCTGTTCAGGGCCGCCCAGAGGGTAAGGTCTGAGCTCGACGTGGGTGCAATTGTTCCGATTGGAATTCGTCGGACTGTTATTCGCATTCCGGTAGCCGGGTCCTGCATTCAGCGCATTGTTCCAATTGCCCCCTGCATGCAGGATACCCGGGGAGCCCCCACGTTTACGCGCACGAACCAATCTCATTGTACGTTCTTCTCCTCCTTCAAGTTAACGTGAAGTAGCGGTTGATTTTCTTGATCGTTGCGAGGAACGGTAGGTGTTCCTGGTATCGCTCCAACTGCTCGGTAAGGACCTGAGATCCCGTAAAGATCACATGTTTCTCGTCATCTATCTCAAATTGGATGGTGGTGTACAGTCCGTCTTCCTTGAACTGGCTTTTCTGGCCGGCTCTGAATGCAGTGATCAGGATCTCCTTGTTGAGCACATCCTCAACTCCCCACTTTTTACCGTCAAGAGCAGGTTTCTCATTTGAGAACTCTGAAAATTTAGGATGCGTGGGGCAATCCCTCCTCTAATTGGCGGAGCTCGACGCGGGCGCAACTGCCCCGAGAGGAACTCGTCGGACCGTTATACGCATCCCGGTAGCCGGGCCCCGCAACCAGCGCACCGTACCAACCGCCCCCCGCACGCAGGATATTTCCGTTCGCCGTAACGGCGTACAACTGATCTGTGAGATACGTGTCCGAACTTCCGCTTGTCGCGGACGGTATGAACGCAAGCCCCGCAAGATCGTCGTGGAGCAATCCTGAGATATACCCGGTTGTCGTCGCCATCCCAGTGCCTGCCTCGTAGGACCCGTCGGCCAGCGTGCCTGCCAGAGTGCCGAGACCGTCCCTGCGGATCAGGCGGAAAGACCCATCAAGGTCGACGTTTGTCCCGATGATGAATTTCCAGGTGTTCCCGTAAGGGTTTTCGATCCCTCGCCAGCAGACCGGGGTCTGCCCGTTGACTTCATCCCCAGTGCCGGTGCCGTTCTCGGCGAGCCTGGAGTCGATGTTGTCTGCCCCGGTCAGTTTCCCGGCGAAGTTCTCGCCGGTCGGCAGATCGACGATCCCCTTGCCGAGTGCGGTCTGGATGTCGAACGTACCGTACTCAATATACATCAGGAGTTGGTCCGCACAGTAGCCCCAGAACGATTCGCAGCCGGCGTTGCCGGGCGAGATTCGGGAGGCGTAGAGTTCGGCATCGTCGATGTGGAATCTGCCACTGTTAGGCAGATCCGAATAGGCTACCCCCCCGGTGATAGGGATTTTTCCGGAGGCGGAACCGAGCCGGAACTCCCCGTTGTAGATGAGCCCGTACGACTCGTAGGCGCCGCCGTACATGTATGGGGCCGGGACCCCGCCGCCCCGCATGTAGAAGTACGGGTGCAGCGAGAACCCTGCAGCCGGCCGGGCAGAGACCCACCGGCGGGCAAGGTCAGTGCCGTCGTCGAACTCGTGTTTGGCGTAATAGGCTGGTTTCCGGACGAGCACGTCGCCGGCGGTACCGTCGAGGGTCAGGCCGTCACCCCGGGCGTTTGCACCGAACGAGATCTGTGCGGTCGCCCGGTCCCTGACGCAGCGCCACCGGCCGCCGAAGACCAGATGCCGGTCGAAGAAGTCGGGCGAGATCGCTTCGATCTCGTGCCCGAGCGCGTCGATCCGGGTCAGGGTCGGTGACGAGGACATGGTATCCCATTCGATCCCGATGATCGGGGAGTTTTTCGCCGAGATGACGTCGATCTGCGCCTGAGCACTCACGGCCCGCTGCTGCAACGAATTCATATCGTACGCTGCAATCCCGCGGAACACATACGTCCCGGCGGGCCAGGTCGCGGTGGGAGTGCCGGGGAGTTTGACGACTCCGATCAGGTTGTTCCCGTCCTTCGCGGCGTACCGAAACTCCCCGGAGACGGCTCCCGAGAGACAGGCGATGTTTGGGGCGTCGGGGGTTTTCGCCGCGTCGACAACAGTCATCGTGGCAGCACCAGTCGTGTATGGTGCTGCAAGAGTGGTGTAGGGGGACCCTACCTGCGCAGGATAGAGGTCAGGTAATCCCATCTACGCCACCGCCGGGAGGGTGATAGTCAGCACCACGGCGCCGGCATCGGCCGCCAGGACCAGGAGGAGGGGTTCGACACTCTCTGCAGCAGAGAGTGGGTCTCCCCCGCTCACGGCCTCGTAGAGCCGGACCTGCTCGATCTGGCAGGGCAGGGTGACGTCCGCCCCCGTAACCGGTAGCGAGAACGTCATCGGCGTGACGCCGGCAGCCGACGTGCGGTGCGATGCCAGAGCATACCTGGCACAGGCGGCCGATCCGTCGCCCGTCTGAAGTTCAGCATACCATTCGATCACGGGCGTGCGCTCGCGGAGCGCCTCATACCCGTCTGCGTTGAGATTGACTGTCATGGTTAGACTCCTGTATAGCGGGATGCATACTCGATCGAGACCACGACGCTCCCGCTCGGCGTCGAAAAGGTCACGATGTTCTCACCCGGCTGCAACTGCCAGAACGTCGAGTCTGACGACAGGTACTGCATGGCGTTGGTCTGGGTGCCGTTCGCGGCCTGCAGCCGGCAGAGCAGGTTGCCGTAGGCGGTGTCGATGAGGATCGTCTGTCCCTCCAGGACATCCAGCGTCAGGGCGATCTGCTCCCCTGTCGTCAGGTTCTCCACGACCGGGTTCAGGCAGGGGCCGGGGATCTCAATCCGGATCGGGGCGGCGATATCGCCCTCGTTGACGACGATCATCGTCGATCCCATCGCCGCGAACGAGGCCGGGAATGAGGCCGGGAACGCGAGCCCGCCGGTCAGCCCGGCGAGCGGCAGCGTGGTCGCGGCAGCGTCGAACCAGCACGGGTCCGGCGCCTGCAGGTCCACCACGACTTCCTGCCAGACCCGGCCCTGTGCCTGCCGGCCGGGAGTGAACGAGGGCGAGCCGGAGAGGGCCACGCACCGGAGCGCATACTGCGTCCCGTCTTCCTGCGTCCAGACAAGGGTGCCGGGGGCGTAGCGAGGGTTGAAGGCCGCGGCGATCCGCCGGCGCTTCTGCTCGACTCCTGCCCGGTCCGGTGCGAGGAGGAGGAACCGGACCATCAGCGTGCGGGGCGAGAGCCGGACGGTCTGCAGAGTCGTGCCGTCCTGGTAGGCTCCCCGCCGGGTCTGGATCTCGTTGTCGGTGCCGCCGAACCCGTCGCTAGAGAGGTAGTGGAACATCGGCTCGGGGGCGGCCTGTGACGGGTCTGCGATCACCAGCGTGTCGCCGTTCGCGGCGAACCAGGTCAGGTGCATCAGAGCACCACCTGTGTCCCGATGTTCCGGAGGGTGCGTTTCGTCGTGTTCATCATTGTCGAGGCGTCGGCGGCCGGGGAGTTGACCACGAGATCACCCTGGATTACGACCCCGGGCGAGCCCCATCCGGGCGGCCGGTGCAGCGAGGTTGCCAGGTCGCCGGAGACTTCATCCGGCACGGCCGGGCCGGCCTCTGCGGCTGCGGTCGTTCCTGCACCCCCGGCCACACTGGCAGCGGACTCGGTCGCGACCCCAAACGCCGGCGAGGCGTAGGACGGCGTCTGGATGTCGAGTTTGGGGATCTGCGGCAGACCGCCGATCGGGTTGCCTCCCTCGTCGTACTCGACGTGGTAGGTTCGGGCGATGGCTGGGTTGTCGTTTACATACTTGACGTATTCCGCCCAGTTTGCAGACTTGACGTCCAGCGCCTCGTTTTCTATCTGGCTCATCAGGTTCTCGTGGGCGATCTGCGCCTCCTCCCGCTTCTCCAGCGCAACGTCGAGTTTCTCCTGCTCGTCTTCGAGCATCTGGCTGATCTCGTCAAGCCGCGCCTGGGCGCTGGAGACACTCTCGCCGTTCAACTCAGTCTCGATATCGATCCGCTCCTGCTGCGCGGTGCTTGCTGCATCGAGTGCATCTTGATACCGATCCTGCGCGTCGGCTACATCGAGCACCGCCTCCCGCTCCCGGAGGAGGAGGTCTTCGAGTTCCCGCTTTGCGTCGGCGTCGCCGCCCGCCGCCTCCGCCCGCTTCTGCTTGATCTCTTCCCGGAGGTCGACAAGGTCGCGTTCTGCCCGGATACGCCGGATATCGGCCCGCTCGACCTCACGATTAGCATCCTCGATCTCGTCGTCGATACCGAGCGCCCGGTCGATCGTTTCCTTGAGTGCGTCGTACTCTTTCTGGAGCCCGGTGACTTTCCTCTGGTGCGCCGTGACGGCCTTCGACGCCTGATCGTATGCGGTTTTTGCCCCGCTTGCGAGTCGTCGATTGGCGGTCTCGGCCTCCCGCACCGCTTGGGCTGTCCGATTCTCGGCGAGCTCCAGATCGAGCGCAGAAAGTCGGGCGTCCTTCTGCGCCTGGTTTAGGTCCCCAAGGGCAAGTGTGCCATCCTCCATTGCGTCGGTCGTGCCGCGAAATTCCTTGGTGAGGTCGCCGGCGGCGAGCTTATGCCATCCGGTGGCCTCGGCCGATCGCCGGGTGGATAACGTCTGCCGGTCCGTGGCCGGGGTATACTGCGACCGGAGGAGGTCGATCTGCCTTCTGATCTCCTGCTCCCGCTCCTTAAGTACCCCGACCTCATCCTCGATCTCCTCGGTCGTCTTGCCGGTAAGATCCATCGTCTCCCGAAGCACGGTGTTATACTCCTCTTGGGCTTCGGTGGCGTCCCCCGTGGACGCGATCAGCGGGAGGAGCACGGCCCCGAGGGTGGTAACCCCAATAATGGCCAGTCCTAGTGGGTTGGCCATGATGGCGCCCGTAAAGCCCTTGGTTGCGATCGTGGCGGCGATGGTCGATGCCTGATAGGTGCGGTAAAGCGTGATCGTTGACCCTAGGGAGCCGGCGAGTGTACCTACCGCCCAGATCGCCGGCCCGGTCGCGGCGGCGAAAAGTCCAGTGGTGACGATCACTCGCTGCGTCCCCTCGTCGAGGTTCGAGAGCCAGTTGGCAAGGCTTGTCGCGCCATCGATCGCGGGCATGATGGCCTCAGCGATGAGGTCGCCGAACGTGATGTTGAGGGTCTCAACGGCGCCCTCCAGTTCGCGGAGGGATCCGCCGACGCCGCCCTCCATCGTCTCGGCCATCCGCAACGCGGCGCCGTCGCAGTCTTCGAGGGCGGCGGTATATTTCTCAATACCGTCACCGCCCGCTCGGATCAGGGCGAGCATCGCCGGCCCGGCCCGGTCGCCGAAGAGCGTCATGGCGTCACCGGTGGAGAGACCTGCAGCGCCGAGTGTATCGATGATCTCGGCGAGGCTGTGTACCTGCGGGTCGACGTCGGCCGCGGTTAGGCCGTAGGCTGCGAGAGTGTCTGTCGCCTGTTTTGTCGGCGCGAGGAGTGATGATAGCGCCCCTCTGAGCGCCGTGCCGGCCATCGTGCCCTGAATGCCGGAGTTGCTCATCACCTGGATAGCAGCGGTCGTCTCCTCGATCGAGAGCCCGGCAGACGACGCGACCGGCCCGACATAGGCCATCGCGTGCCCGAGCTGCTCGACGGAGGTGTTCGACGAGGACGCTGCCTGTGCGAGCACGTCTGAGACATGGGCGAGGTCGCTCACCTCCAGGTTAAACCCGGAGAGGACGTTGGTGGAGATGTCGGCTGCGACCCCCAACTCCATCGCCCCGGCAGACGCGAGGCTGAGCATCTGCGGCGTGGCCTCAAGGATCTCGTTCGTCGAGAGCCCGGCCATACCGAGATACTGCATGGCGGCGGCGGACTCGGACGCGGACCAGGCGGTTGAAGCGCCGAGGTCGATCGCCTGCTGTCGGAGTCGGTCGAACTGGTCCCCGGTAGCCCCCGTGACGGCGGAGACCTTCCGCATGGAGTCGTCGAAGTCGGCGGCAGTCTTGATCATCAGCCCTCCGGCAAGAGCGAGCGGAGCGGTCACCTTCAGCGAGAGGTCGGAGCCGACGCTCGTCAGGGATTTGCCGATGCTCTTGAGGTCACCCTCAAACCCTTCGGTCTGCTTCTTCGCTTCCTCGTAGGCTCGCGTCAGCCCGGCGATGTCGCCGACGATCTCGACGACGAGTTTTCCCGCGACGGTCTCACCGGCCATCTATCTCCCTCCTGATCCTGGACCCATACCGCTGCTCGATCCGCTCGACGTCGGGTCCATCCCCCTCCTGCGGGGGCGGGCTCGTATGGGTCTCGGGCACCACAGCTCCTGTCAGCTCCCTCGCATATGCGTCGAACATGATCACCTGCGGCCACGATAGGCGATCGAGGCAGTAATCCGGCGTCCACCCGTAGACTCGGCACAGGTGGGCGACGATCCGACCTGCCTCGATTACGGGTTTTTTGCACCCCCCTCCTGTTTAGGGGTCTGCCGGTTCCCGCCCTCCCAGTGTCGATATGCCTGCATCTGGACGACTGCGGTCAATCCCGCGAGCTGCGGCCGGGTGAGTTTGATCTCCAGCCACTCGGCGGTGATCCGAGGGTTGGCCTGCTTGCAGATGGCCGCGATCGCAGGGATCATCTCGTCATCGGGGATCTTGTCCCATCCGCCGTGTTCCTGCGTCGCCTGTGTCAGGAGCAGCGTCGCCCGGGCTGGCACGACGGTGAGATCAATCTCCTCGATCTCGTCACCGTTGCCGATCCGGACGATCACCCGCTTCGGCGAGAGGGTGGAGAGATCAATGACCTCTACCATGCTCACGCCGCCGGGGTCTTCGGGGCCTGCATATCGACGATCTCGAAGAGCTGTTCGCCCTCCGTCTTCGCGAGGTCCTGCACGCCGGTGAACTCCAGAGGGATTGCAGCGGGGGCGAGGTCCGCGTCCGGGCTGAACGCTTGTTCGAGCCCCTTCGTCACCTGCGCCTTATAGACCGTCACCTGATAGGTCTTCCCGCCCGCATTGGTGTTCGTCAGCCGCACGGAGATATACCCGAGGTCCGTTTTCCCACCGGTTTTGAACGTGTCCGTCCCGGCGGCACTCTCGATCGTATCGAGTGACCCCCGGAGTGCGGCGAGCCCCGTCAGCGTCGGTTCTATCCACTCGCAGGTGACGACGACGGTTTGGTCCTTGACCTTGCGGATCGGCGGGGTGTTGTCGGGCGCGATGGTCGCGATCTCGATCTGTTCTGCGAGCTTCACATTGCGCGCCGCCCCAATCTCCACGTACACTGGTGTGGTCTCGTCGTACGGCGCTACCTCTATCTTGCACGATCCGAGCCGGATCGCGTCCTCGTTTATGATTTCCGTCTGGAATTTTGCCATGTTTATACCTCCAGGTAAGTTACGCTGAGATCGACAGGGATCCAGTAGATCCCGGTCGTCTCATCGTGGTCGTCATGCTGTCCGAGATAGCGGACCTGTTCGATTCGTGCACCGTCCCGGACGCCTCGGTAGCCGTGCAGGGCGCACCGCACCGCGTCGGCGAGGTCGGCGACGGCGCGCCACGATTCCGCCATGCAGGTGTACTGCATCCGTGCCTGCACGAGCCCAGTCAGGCTATCCTGCGGGCGGCTGATCATCTGGTAGATAATCGCCGGGACCGTCGGCTCTCGCGGGAGGTGCATCTGGTAGGCGCGGGCTCCGATCAGCGCAGCGACGTCAGGATCGGCGACAAGGATAGATCGGAGGACAGACTCAATCTGCACGAGCCGCCCTCCTCGCTACAATGTCCGCGACCGCGCCCCGGAACTCTTCCACAGCGGCACCTTTGTTCTCGTCGAGCGCTGGCCGGATGTGCGGTCGGGCGGCCTGGTTGTAAAACCGTCCGAGCACGTCGCGGCCGACGAACCCATACTCGAGCCGGGGACCCTGTGGCTGATCGTTCCCGACGATGACCGTGCACCGCTCAGGGGTTTTCTCGACGGTTTCCAGGTGCCACCCGCGGCGGTAGGTGCCGGTCTTGTAGGGGGTGCGGCCGCCCTCCGGCTCGGTGATCCGCACCTGGTTGAGTACCAGGAGCGCCGCCGCCCGGGTGGCTGCTTCGAGCGCCGGCCCCCGGATGTCGTCGGCCAGGGAGGCGAAGGCCTTCGCGAGGTCCTTGCCCCCCTTGAGGGTGATCCCCGGGCTGCTCATCGGAGCCAGCCTCCGGAAGCAAGCGCGGTGAAGAACGCGACGACCGCAGAGATGGCCACGGCGATCACGCCGTCCCGCCCGGTCTGCTTATCCTGCCGCGCCTTGATCTCGGCGATGCGTTCATCCTGCGCCTGGTTAGCTTCCTTGATCTCCTTGAGCGTGTCTTTGATCCACCGGACGTCCTGCCGAGTCTCGTAGATCATCGCCTGGAGAGCGGTATCGTCGGTCACCGCACCACCTCGCAGGAGAGTGTGGTCATCGTGCCGAGGATCGACTCTACGAGCAGGATGTTGTAGGTCACGCCATCGGCAATCGCCCGGTCGCTCTCCTTGATATCAGGATAATGACCCTGCAGGGCGATCGAAAAGTTGGCGACGACGTAGGTCTGATCCTTGCGCTTGATCTCCCGGCCCGCGCTCCCGTTCCTACTGGCAGCTGAGGCCACGTTGCACGGCACATCGACGTGCCGGTCCTTCCAGACCTCCGTTACCTGCCCGTCATCGTCCACACCCTCCGTCAGGTATTGCACCTGACAGAGGCTCGGGAAATGGCTCTGTAATGCCCCCATGAGCCGGGGGTCGACGAAGGCCGGCCTCATAGACCCCTCCGGAGGCCGGCCGAGAACGGCGTCCACGGTCCCGGGATGATCTCGATGAGGTCCTCGTCGTCAGTCGCCGCCTGGGTACGGAGGCTCTCCGCCTGGGCGTGCAGGGCGTTCGCGACCGCCTGCCCGTTCGTCCGCAGCCCGTTGGTCTCGATGTACTTGAGGATCAGGACCTGCGAGGCGGCGATCTGGTCGAGCGCCATCGCGGCTGCGAGACGGACATCCTGCTCGTTGAGCCCGAGGAAGACACCGATCTCTTCGTCGGTAAAGATCTCGTAGTCAGGATCGCGGTCGGTGCAGAGCAGCCGCACAGTGCCGGTCGGGGTACCGGGGATGTAGGTGAACGTCACGGTTTCGGCTCCTTGAGGCGCCGGAGTTTCGGCCGCTCGCCCTCGGTCTTCATGAGAGCGATGATCTCATCGTTCTGCTGCACAATCCGGGCGAGATAGACGTCCGTGGTGGTTACCGGGCGCGGTAGACTATCCATGTCAGATCACCCGGAAAGGGGGGTTAGGACGATCCCGCCCCGGCGGATCCCGCCCCGGTGGATCCCACGGTGAAGCGGTAATCTCCCTGCCTACCGCCGAACACCGCCCGGACCTTATACTGGATCGAGTCGGTGTCGAAATCGCCGTCGAAGGCACTTGCGGCGGTCCCGGAGAGCCCGATCGCGTTGGAGCTCTTCATGAAGATCGCCGGGGCCTCGTGCCCGCGAAGGTGCGCCACCTCGACCGCCCCGCGACCCTCGGCCGGATCGGCGAACAGATACCACTGTGTGTGGGCGTTGGCAGTCGACGCGATGATCGGCGCGTAGGGGAGAACCACCGGTTTGAGCCCGCCGGCCTTGATCCAATTCGTGGTCTCGATCTCCTGCTCGGTCGACCCGCCGCCGGCGGTCTTCGCCCGAATGGTGAGCGCGTTGATGATGTTGTTGGCGGTCACTTCGAGCGCCGGAGGCACTGCAAGGACCGTTGGCCGGTTCAGGATCGGCTCCCCGCCCGCGTCAGTCATCTCACTCATCGCGGCAAAGCCCGCCTGCACTCCGGCGACGGAGAGCGGATCGGTGAGGAGGTTGCCCTGCGCCGAGGAGTAAAGCGTGCTGTCAGGGCCGGATGCGCCGACGATCAGGCCAGTCGCGAACTTCTCCTCCGTCCGCGCGGCAGCCAGGCCGAACCGCTTCGGGATGTCGGCAAACGCGCCCATTGCGTCGTTCCGGATCATCTCCCAGGAGAGCGGGATCCGCGTCCCGTATTTCTTAACGCGGAAGGTGGCCTTCGACTCGGAGAGGTTGGTCGCCGGGTATTCGTTCTGCTGCCCGACCTCCGGGAGCGTGCCGTCGCCACCCGCGACCTCATAGCGAGCCGCGTCGCGAAAGTCCGGGACGGTGCCCACCTTCGCCCAATCGCGGTAGGACGTCGGCCAGGTCTTGTATGCGCCGACCATGACCTGCTCCAGCGCGACACCCATCAGGAGGGGGAAGTCGCTGGTACCCATCGCTTCGGCAAGCCGGTTGATCCCGATGTCGCCCCGGCTCGTGGCCTCTACGAGGTCCAGAGCGCGACCGACGCGGTTCAGGAGGTCGGCTTTGTTTTCTGCACGGATGAGAGCCCGACTGACCGGAGTTCCTGCCTCCGTGAAGAACTGCTTGATCGATGCATCGGTCACATCGACGGTTTCGAATAGTTTATCCATCGTCATTCAGATCCCTCCCTTGAGGGCGACCGGAATCTCTGCGACGACCGCATCGGTCGCACCCGCGGCGATCGCTTTGAGCGCGACGCCGAACTCTTTGCCCGTGGTCGCGTTGGCATCGATGATCGCCGGAGTCTCTCCGGACGGGGCTGTGTAGTACACCGTGTCCCCTTCGTCGATTGCCTCGTTCTTGGTTCCGTCGTGTCCGGTGACAGAGAGCTTGAAAACCCCCTTCACGCGGACGGGGGCGTTGCCTGCCGCGTCACGGTCCTCCAGTGCCACGCCAGCGATGGTGCCGACGACGACCGGATCCCCGCTCTCGGTCCCTGCCGGGACGGGGAGCGGGAGCGTGTCGCCCGGATAGTAGACTTCATTTTTAGCCATGCTCAGAACCCTCCAAATGATTTGATTCTCTCTGCGAACGCCTTCTCCGCCTCTTCGAGCGTCTTCTCGGTCGGAGCGCCCGCGCCCATACCGACGATCTTACCGGCGCCGAGTTTCGCGAGATACTCGGCCTCAGTCTTGACAGCCGCCTCGATCTTCGCGGTGTAGGTCGCCTCATCGAGTTTGCCGTCCTTGACGACAGGGCTCTTGCCGAGCGACTCGACGATCCGCGCCTTGGTGAGGTCGGGGATCTTGGCGTCCTTGACCTTTGCCTCGACGAACGTCTTTGCCTCGACGAGAAGCTGCGCCTCCTTCAGGCGGGCGTTCTCGGTCTGTGCTGCTTCGAGGGCTGTCTCGGTCTCTTTGAGTTTCTTCTCCTGCTGTGCCTGCGCCTCCTTCATGGCGGCGCTGTTCTCGATCTCCGTCCGGAGCGCCTCGATGATCTCGGGGTGGTCCTTGTGGAGAGATTCGAGCGTGAGTTTCGGTGTAGGGGTAGGTTCTCCCATGCTGGATTCTCCTGCTGCTTTCTGTTCGTCTGTCGGTACTGGAGGGCCGGCAGCCCGGAACGCTTCCGCGATGGCGCCGCCGCGGCCGGGCACGGTCACAAAATCGACCGAGCGGGCGGCGGCAATCCGGGTGATCACATCACCTTTCTTGCCCTCCGCCTCGCCCGGTTTCGATTCTCCCCATACGTAGTGGGAGAGCCCGATGTGCGGCCCCATCTCCGCGACGTGGTCGCGGTAGGCGCTGAACACCTTCGCCCGCGAGTAGAGCCCTGGTCCTTTCGACCCCTGTTCATCCCACCGGGCGTCTTCGGTCAGGACGCCCGCGAGGTCGCGGAGGTCGCGTTCGGGGCGCTCTTTCTCGTCGCTCTTGCTCGGGTGGTTCCAATACATCTGGAGCCCGGCCGCGTAGACCCGGGCGTTAGCCGCCTGCTGGAGCACCTCGCGGGAGTAGTAGCCCGACGAGCCCCACCCGGCGTCGATGATCTTGACAGGGATCGTGCCGTTACCGTCAGTCTTTGCCTCAATCAGCGGGACGATGCCCGCTATGAACTCTGTCACACTGTCCTGCCCTCCACTCATGTTGATGCCCTCCTGCGGTACAGGATGGCGCACCGGCACCCGGGGAACCGGGGGGCGTGCTGGTGGCCACTCGGAAACGGTTCGTCGACCGAGATCCATCCCGTCTGCCCGTTCGTCCGACACCCGTCAGAGACCCGGTCGTCGCCGACGGTGCTCCACGACTTTTCCATCTCCAGGCCGACCGCCGCCATCTCGTCGACGACGAGCCGGTTCCCCTCCTCGTACGCCTCCGCGGCTTCCGTGACCGCGATCAGCTCGGCCCGGTTGCGGATGTGCGCCTGCGGTTTGCCGACGCCAAACTCTTCGTACTTCGCGACGATCTGCCGGGCGACCTTCTGGTAGTTGTAGCCCTCCTCCATCCCCTGCGTGACGATCCGGGCGATCTCCTCGCGGGTGGTCGCGTCGATCTCCGTGACCGCAGCGGCCGCACGGTCTTTGATGGCGGCGACCGCCCGGGGGTTTTTGAGGTCGAATGCATAATCGACGCCGAACTCCGCGACCCGGTGCCGAGCGGCGGCGGCGATAGCTGCTCCGGCCGCCTCCTCGATCGGGCCGGTGAAGAGATCGAGCGTCGTCTGGTAGGCAACTTCGAGTGCTCCCTCGATTACAGGCGGGATACTTGCCTCGCCGAGGATCCTCGGGCCGAGCCGCTCGAACTCCCGCATGAAGGCGGCCCGGTGTGCCCGGAACGCCTTCGCCATCTGCCGGGTGAGTTTTGTCTCGATAGGTTTGAGTGCCCGGTCTCGCTTCCAGATCTTCGTCAGGGTGGCGATGTTTTCGAGGAGGTCGCGGAGCGAGGTCATGCCGCCGCCTCCCGGAGGTATGCTTCCAGTTTCCCGATCGCCGTCGCGAGCGCGGCCTCGCTATCCGCCGGCGGCTGCTCCTCACCCTGCGGGAACCACTCGTCGACGAGGTCCTGCGCGTTCGGATCCCCGAGCGCATCGAGGAGGAGTTTCGTCAGGTGCCGGACCGGGATCGTGCCGGCGACCGGAGCCCCTTTGAGCGTGCCAGCGTGGACAATAGCATCGACCATCTCAAGGGGGTCGTGCTGCAGGATCGGCGGGAACTTGACCTCGACTTTGCGATTCATCGGCTCCCCAGTCTCCGGGTCCTTGCCGAGGGTCACGATCCGGTCGCCGTCATCGTCGATCTCGATCGTCGCACCTGCACGGAGCGGGCCGGATGGCACCATCGCTGCCTGGTCAACGATGTAGCCGAGGATATTGCCGAGGACCGAGGACCAGAGCGATTGCCGGGCGGTGAACTGGAGCTCCATCGGCCGCTCCATCGATTTGGCCGTGGCGAGGTTGCCGGTGCTCGGGTCGCCGGTGAGGTAGGGCTCGTTGATGCCGGTCGCCGAGCAGACCATCAGCATCAGCCGGCGGGCGTCGTCCATGCTCGTGGTGATGCCAGAGGTACGGATCGGTTCCAGTTTCGTGCCCGGTGTCGTGGCCAGGATGCCGCCGACCTGCCCGCCGCTCTGCGCCCGGGCCTCGGCAAGATTCTGCTGCAGGCTCGGGAGCATCGCCTGGAGTTTGGAGACGGCACCAGTGACGGCCTTCTTGTTCGCGCCGGTGAGCTGCATCGCGAACTTACTGAGGGCGTCGATGATCGTGACCCACTTTTCGAGGAACACCTTGTAGGCGTTCGCCCAATCGCAGGCCGCGTACATCTCGGAGACGCCGAACTGCATGTCGTCAAGCCGGTTGACGCTGACGTGGTAGATCGGGGTGTCCGCCCGGACCGGGATGCCGGCGATGTGCGAGGGGTGGCCGCCGGTCGGGTTATAGCGCCAGTCAGGGTAGTAGGCTTTGTGCTGCTTGACTTCGCTCACACTGGTCGTGGGGTTGTATGTCGTTGAGGTCCAGACGCGGAGGTAGTACCGCGGGTCCTGGGCGTCCTCGGGGTTGGCGATGATGGCGGCGATCTCGTCGAACGGGATCGTCCGGATCTTGACATGGCCGGTGCTCGGATTGACGAAGAACACGAAGAAGAGGTTCGCGAAGAGCTGAAGTCCTGTCTCCAGCCGCATCCAGGCTTCGACGTCGCCGAAGACGGTTCGGTTCGTCGGGTCGGTGAGGACCCGCTGCACGACAGTGTCGACGGTCGGGTGCGTTGCCCGGAGGGTTGCCCCCTGCCCCCACACGTAGAGGCACTGGACGGCGACTGCCCGCTTGATCAACGGGTTCTTGAGCCACCTGAGCCTGACCATCTTCGAGAGCGCCCGGAGCCCTTCGCGGCTGAAGTCGCGGTCGCTGCCGCCGATCCGCTGCCACCCCTGCTCGCCGAGCTGATCTTCCAGGACAGCGAGCCGCTCGGTCAGGAGTTCGTAGTTGTCGAGGACTGCGACGACCTGCTCGGCGAACCGCTGCAGGTCGTGTTGCGGGGCAGCGGCGGCGCTCACGGCGTCCCCTCCGCTCTCAGCGTCAGCCAGGCGTAGTATCTCCGGTGCCAGAACGGCACGTCGACCGATCCGCAGAAGCGCGGCCAGAGCGCCCACAGGAGCCTCTGCAGGGGCGTCTGCCACTCCGCCGTGAGATACTCCATGTCATCCGCCGGCTGCCCGACCGCGTGTAGGAGTTCGTGCCAGAGTCGGAGGATCACCACGGCATCCGAGTCCTCCGGTCGGACGCGGATGGCTGCCCGGAGATCCATCCCGCCGCCGAGAGCCCGAGCGGGGATCGCGTCGTCGAATACGTAGGCGTCGCCCGCGTCGACCGGGAACGGAAACCCGTTCCAAGTCTCGTCGGGGGCAAAGTAGCGGATCTCCGGCGTCCCGGTCCGGACCCCGAACTGGAAGAACGGCGGAATCTGCGGGAGGAGAGGGACCAACCTCCGCCGCAACGCCTCGGTCTTGAAGTAGATGACAAAGCAGGGCATTATACTCCTCGAAAAACCGCCGGAGGGACTCGAACCCCCTGCCCCCCGGTTACAGATCCGGCGCGCTGCCGGTAGCGCCTCGGCGGCGGTTGTGCTCATGCCTCGGGCTCCGCCTGCACGACCGCGAGCCAGTTAGTCCCGGCTGTGACGATCTCGCGGACCTCGTCCTCGGTTATCTTGCCGTCGTCGATTGCATCACAGATGACGTCGACGGCGTCCCGGGTCGCGTGCACCGCACGGAGCGCCCTGCGCCCCCACGCCCGGCCTGCGAGCGCGGAGAGGGTAGCGGTCCCGGCGATCGCGGCGACAGGGATGAGGAGATCGAGGGGGAGTGCCTCAATCATTCGCCCCTCCCGGACCCGACGACCTGCCCGTCACGGATCACGTAATACCCGCCCGGATACCGGAGGGTGAAGGAGGTTGCGCCGGCGGCCTCGTACTGCTCGATCTGCTCGACAAGCGATGCCTGGATCTCCTTGGTGTGGCCGTCGAGGACAAAGGAGCGGACGGCCGGAGAGATCGGACGCGGGCCGGGCGAGGTGCTCGGGGGCGCGAGAGGGTCCGGGGGCGTGGACTGGGAGAAGAGCGCGCGGATTGCCCCAAAGAGACCGATTATTAAGGATATTAGTTTCGACATGTCGTTGGCCTCCAAAATACCGTTGCGGAGATTATAGACGCTCAAATACTTAAAGGGGCGAGAATTTTAAAATCTTAAAAAAGTAGGGGTTTTAAATAGTAGGATACTTCCCGGCAGTATTGCCGGGATGTCACTCGCCGCGGGCCGGCTCGATCAGCGCGTGGATCGCGTCGGCCATCGTCTCCCCGTAGCGCATATGGGTCGCGAGCCGGTCGCGGTCGGCGCGGTAGATGCGGATGTTGACGTATTTTTGAGGTAAGTACTCGTCAGGAAGAGATATAAGGTCATCTTCTGTGATCTCAAGCCCGTTCCCCTCCTGAAGTGAGTCCAGAATCTCGCTCTCCATGAATATGAAATACGGTCGCTCAGCCTCGGCTCCAGCAAACTTGAAGTATTCCTCTAATGTCATGTTTGGCCGGTCCATGTGATCGATCCTGATGTTATCGAGCGTGAGGGGATTTTGCCCCTCCTGCACATCGAGCCGGATACCATACTCGTATCCCTGCGAGTTCTTAAAAATCATTTAGATCGCCTCCCGCACCTTGCTCGCGACCTGCCCGAGCATCTCAGCCGGGAACCCGGTTGTCTCAAGGTCCGCACCCACCTGCTTCATGACCCACGCCGCTGTCGTTAGCGCGGTGCTGGGCGCGATCTTCTCCCAGATGAACGGCTTGAGGTAATAGCTGTTTCCGGCCTCCTTCAACTGGCTCTTCGGAACCCAGACCTCTTTCTCCCGGCCGGTCGCGAAGATGTTGTATCCGGACCCGGCGATCTGCGGGGCGCGGATCAGGATTGCCTTCTCAGTCTCTTTCAGGAAGGGGAACACGATGCAGATATCCCCGTGCTTTGTGGTGGTTTTCAGTCCAATGGTTTGAGTCATTCTCTTTCACCTCTTACAATAATTACATTAGATGTAATAATATAAATAAGTATCGTAGGTTGAGATCACACCGGGCTGATACTCACCTCGTCGCTATACGTGACGACCTCGCCCTCGTGCGACCCGAGCGCCTTGAGTAGCTCCACGAGCGAGGCGTGAGCGCCGGAGAGTGCGTCCACCTGGTCGTCGTGGGCGCCGTCCGGGAAATACTCTAGCTCCTGGAGGAACGTCCGGTTCCACTCGCCCCGGACCAGGATGACCTTGCCGTGCTCGGCGGCACTGGAGATAGGTTTGGCCCGCAGGATCTTGCTGCCGGTCGACGGCCGGCCGACGACCGCGAACCCAGGCAGGGCATCGACGAGGTTGTCGATGTGGTAGAGTGAGGCGCTGCCGGGCTCCTGCTCGACGACGATCGGGGTCAGTGGGCCATCCATCGCCGCCGTTGCCGCGACGGTCTCCATGACGGTGCCGGGACTCTCCTGGAGCCGGACGACGTCGAGGACGTGGAAGTACGGTGGCTTGTAGCCGAGCAGGAGCCCGACCGTCCAGTCCGGGTCGTTATTCCGGGTGCTGCGCCGGGACCCGGCGAAGTCCCAGTACCGGACGGCAAGGTCGGGTTCCGGCGGGGCGTCGGCGATCTCGAACCATTCTCGCCGGAAATACATCCCGGCGACCGGGCGGATCTTCCAGTTGCCGTTGAGCAACCGCTCGCGCTCGACGCGGTCCAGCGCCATGAGTTTGCCGCGGTAGGCCGGGTCTTTGCTTGTCAGCGCGGGGTTGTCTTCCAACTTCGCCGGGATGAACGTGACCGACATCGGGATGGAGTCCGGGTAGCGCTCACTGAGTTCCTCGGCGGTATCAGCCCAGATGAGGTCGTCGCCGAACTGCACGAACCACCGGAGGACGCCGGCCCGCTCAGGGACAGGGAACCCCGTGTCCTGGTCAATCCACCAGGCGATGAACTCCGCGACCCATGAGTCGGCGTCGGGGTTGGTCGTCGCCATGATCCGGGGCCTGACGCCGCAGGTGCTCCGGTTGCGGCTGAACATGTAGGAGAATTGCCGCCAGGTGAAGTGCGTGAGCTCGTCGAACCCGATCAGGCAGATCTGCGAGCCCTGCCAGTCGAGGCGGTTGCGCTCGTACTCCATATGGGCGAAGGAGACGGAGGCGCCGCCGGGGAACCGCCATTCGAGTTGCTGCTCCCGGGGTGTGGCCTCGAGCGCGGGATAGATCTCGGCACTGTCGTCCCAGAGACCTCCCTCGGCCCGGACCTGCACGGTGGTCCGGCGGAAGATGACCGCTCCGAACCCGGGGACGTGCGACCACTGGAGCGGGGCGAGGAGGAGGCCGAAGGATTTCCCGCCGCCGGCCGCCCCGCCATAAATGGTAATGTCTGCCTCGGACCGGAGGAAGGTCGCCTGTGGTCCAGGTTGCGGGCGGAGGCCGAGCCGGTCCCAGAGGTCCGGCGGCGTGAGTGTGGGGCAGAGGTGCCGGGCGATGGCATCGGCGAAGGGGTTACGGGGCGAGGGCATAGAGCCTCCGTGCGATTCTGTCCCGGTATTCGTCGGGGATCTCTTCATCGAGGACCACGAGGATCTGCCGGAACTCGGGCGACTGGAGGAGGTTCACGTTCACGTTCACTGTCGGCTTTCCGTCGCGCAGTTCCCCGGTGATCTTCGCGAGGAACTCCAGGGTCCGCCGGACCTCGCTGAGCGCGAGACAGGCTTCCCGGGTGCCTTCCTTCTCGGCGTTGTCGAGGATCGCGATCGCCCGGGTTTTGAGCGTGGTCACTTGCTGGAGGAGGGTCTCGGCTTCGGCAACGGTCTTTTCCTCTTGTTCTTCCACGATCTTTTTAAGCGAGGCGGCCCCCTTTATCTCTTTCTTTTGCGCCGCTTTTGCGATATGCTCAGTGATATGACCGTTTCTCTTATGTCGTCCAGCAGCCTCACGTGACACGCCGTACTGCCTCGCGATGGCACGATATGACACACCGGCGACGAGGGCTGTGTCAATCTCGATCCTCTGCGGGTGGTTGCAGATCGTGCACTGGGCCCCGGGAGTCCTATCCATCGGCTTCCCCCTCCGGCTGAGGCTTGAGATCGTCCCACCCTTCCTTCTCGGCGAGAGCGTCGAGCGCCTTCTCCGCGACTACGTCGAGGCTCTTGGCCCGGAGCCGATGTTTCATCATCCAGGCGCGGGTGTGCTGTTTTTTGGAGACAGGGATGCCCTTCATGGCACGGCCTCCTCTGCCAGGGCATCGTAGACGGGGAGCATGTCCTCCGGCATCGGCCGGATCTCCTCGGCGACGTAGCGGTAGACGGGCATCCCGAGGCTCCGGGCGAGGCGATACTCCCGGAGAGCCCCGGGGGACTTGGTCCACGACCCGACCATGCAGATCGCGTCGGCCCGGCGGAGGAGTTCGAGGTCCCCCTGGATCCATGTCTCGTAGGGGATGCCGGCGGCGTGCTCGAACCCGGCGCAGTTTTTATGCGGGCAGTGCACCGCCCACCCGTCCCGCCAGGCGATAAGGGCCGCCTCAGAGGCCTGCAGAATGTTTTTCGGGATGCCGTGCACCGGGTCGGGGTGGCTGAACGGGCCGGAGATGTAGAGGACCCTGGGGCCGGAGGGAGTCGGCGGAGTCACAGGCACACCCCCACGGCGCCGATGCTACAGAGGGTCAGAGCCAGCACCAGGAGCATCAGCGTGTCGTCCCGGTTTTTCATCAGCCAGAGTGGGGGGAGAGGCTTGGTTACTTGCCGGCGCGCCCACCTATCGTACGTCGTAGCGACTGAGAGGATCTTGTCGTATGCGACCTCGCAGAGGTCCCCAATCCTGTGGGCGATCACACCTCCAATAACCACGATGACTGCGAGAGCCCCTAGGAGATACAGGGGCAATCTCGCGATCCGTCTTCGGAGCCTCATGCCTGCCCCCCGTCGGTCGTGCTCCGTGCGTAACGGGGCGGGCCGTAGAGGTCGACGGTCGCCTTGATGTGCGTGGCGTTGCGGTCGAGGTTGCGCAGGAACGCGGGGAGGTCTTCCGGGCGCAGACAGATCGAGATCTCGACCTCGAACTCGGTGCCGTGCCGGTTGACGTGCGTCTGAGTGGAATTTGGCACGACCCCGCCGAGTGCCTGCATGGCGCCATCGAAGATCCACGAGGTCTTCTCGCGGGAGAGCCCGGGGATCGGAGTTGGGGTCATGGCCGCTCTCCGGTCAGCCCCTCGGCGAGGTTCTCCCAGCGACGATCGCCCGCCAGGAGGTGATCGCGGTAGTGCATCGCGAGGCTTGATAGGGAGAGGATCTGGAACTCATCCGGATACTTCGCTGCGGTGAGGATGCCGTCGCTTACCAACCCCCCCCATGCATTGAGTTCTGCCATCTGCCGCAGCAGCGCGAGGAGGTCCCCCCAGCGCATCACTGCCAGGGCGCCCTCTCGGTTGCGTTTGAACACCAAAAGCGGGATAAGTCCCACTTTTGAGGCGTTGCACTCGCACTGTTTCCACCACGCCGGGAGCGCGATCGCTTCCTGGTGCTTGCACTCGACCCCGAACGGGAACCGCTCGCGGGCGGCCGGGGAGAGGTAGAGGTCGCAGCCCCCCTGCCCCATCGCCGTGCTCAGGATGTCGCCGGGGTCGATGCCGAGGCAGTCGATCAGGTCCTGCCGGACCGCCTGCTGCAGCCGGCGGCCCTTGGCCTTGCGGGAGGCTGGGGTGGTAGCGACCACTCAGAGACCCCCTGTAGAACTGGGGCAGGAAGGGAACGAAGGATCGTAACTTTTTCTATACGCGCGTATAGGAAAAATCATGATCTTAAATGCCATTCCTGCCCTGACATCATTTTGGGGCACGAAAGGCACGAAATTCCGGAAAGTATCTTGCAACCCTGTAGTTCCAGAACTCCCGCTACCTCGTGCCCTTCGTGCCCGGCCCCTGACTTGGGGCATGTAGGGCATGAAAAACCGGAAACTTTTTTGGAGTCCCGTAACTCTCGGAAACTCTCGAATCTTCGTGCCTTTCGTGCCCGGCCCCTGACTTGGGGCATGTAGGGCATGAAAAACCGGAAACTTTTTTGAGGTCGGGAGTTCCAGAACTCCCGCTACCTCGTGCCTTTCGTGCCCTGACATCTCAGAGCATCCCCTGTGCTGACCCTGCTGCTGCATCCCTTCCTGCCTCCATTGTGTTCTTGATCCTGAGTCCTTCCCATACCCATGCCCCGCCCATCTTCCGCTCCCCGAACTGCTTCTCCCGAAGATACTTGATCAGCATCCGGTTCGAGACTGGGCGCTCGCTCTCGTCCTCGCACCACTTGGTATAGATTTTGTAGAGCACCGCCCGCTCGATCGTCCCTATCGGCTCCGCGACCATCTCGTCGGCGAGGAACCGCCCGATCACATCGTTCTCTGAGCGGAACCGCTGCGTCGCCGCAACCACCTTCGTCGGAGGGCAGAGCCGCCTGCCATTCTCATAGTACCGCCGAAGCCCGGCAAGACACCAGTTCAAAATCCCGGCCCCTTCCGCCTCTAGGTGTTCGAGGATGCGCGGGTCGCGCCGGGCCTCCGGGATCGTCACCACGAACGGCAACAGCCAGAGCCGCCGCCAGATACCCTCGTCCGTCCCCCGGATCCGGGGCTCGTGGTTCGTCGCGAGGAAGATCTTCGCGCCGGGCTTGAACTCGAACTCGTTTTCGTAGAGCCGCCGCACCGTGACCACATCGTCGCCGGTGAGCTGTTTCACCACGCCTTCTGCGAGATACGCGCCGCTCTCCCCTTCTGACGCCGTAACCATCCGCGCCCCTTTTAGGCGGGCAAGGTCCGACCGCGGCCCCTCGTTCCGCCGCACCATCAGGCTCTCAGCGGCGATATTGACCGCGTAATCCTCCCATACGCGGGCCAGCGCCCCGATCGTCACACTCTTCCCATTCTTCCCGATGCCGTAGAGGATCGCCATGATCTGCTCAGGGTTCTCCTGTAGGAGGGCGTATCCACAGAGTTCCTGGAATCCGCGAATATACTCTCCATCACCGGCGAACACCAGGTTCAGGTGCTCAAGCCAGGTTGGGCACTCGGCCGCCGGATCGTAGGTCACCCCACAGCATTTCGTGAGCAGGTCCTCCCGCCGCGCCTCCCGAAACTCCATGGTATCGAGATCCAGCGTGCCGTTCCGACAGTTCCAGAGGTTCTGGCGGGCGTCTAGCTGCTCAGGCGTCACCGCGACCGCCGGGCTCGCGCACTCGATCATGGCCCGCAGCCGGGGCAGCATCCCGGACGCAACCGCCCACTTCCCAACCTTCTCCCGCCGGTCGTCGCTGGCCGTTGCGGCCTCGATATAGATCGTGCGGCAGACGCGCTTCGCGACCGCCAGCATACGCCGCGTCTCGTCCCGCTCCCATCGGATGCCGGACCAGACGTACCATGCCCGCTCCGCGTCACAGTAGCGGATCGAGTCCCGGTATTGCGCGACCAGCCGAGAACCGTTGCCGTCGTCGGTGCAGTCGAACTCCTGCGTCACCGGGGGCGGCGTCGGGTCGGGCAGGTCAACGCCGACGTTGATGACATACTGGATCGTCCGGGCATCGCGATACCCCCCCTCCCGCACAATCGCTGCCGCCGACCGCCGCCGCACTTCTGCGATCATATCGGGATGCAGGAGCATGGTCCGGAGGAGCGATCGGGCTTCGGCCTCGGAGAGGTCGTTCGGGTCCGGCACCGGGTCGGGGTAGATCTTCGCCCACTCTCGGATCGCGGTAACTACCCGACCCCCCGTCCACCCGTCGATGAGGTGCAGCGGGATCGCGGCCTCGGGAATGGCGGGGTCCATAGTAGGCGTGGATACCCGAGTTTCCGTGCCGCTCTGAGGACCCAGATCGTTCGCAGGCTCTGTCCCCCCTCCATCCGGCGACCCATCCGGCGCCCTCGCACCGGAGCAATCGACAGTGCAACCCACGTCTCGCAGCGCCACGGGTTCCGGTGCCCCGGCAACCGTCGCCGCCGCCGGACAGTCAGAGGCCTCTGATCTGTCCCCTTCGCTCGATTTCTCCCAATTCGCATCGCATATCATCTCCCAAAATCGCCCTATCAGCGCCCCCGCGATCCACGCAGCCTTGCCTGCATCGAGCGCCGCCTGCACCTCCGCTGGCCACCGGCCGCCGAGCAGCACCTCCACCCCGTCCCGGGTGCGGCGGTTGCCGTTCGGCATCCAGTCCGTCTGGAGCGGGATATATGCCGCATCCTCGGCCGCGACCGTGATGCCAGTCCATCCCGCGACCCGGGCGAGGATCTCCTGCCGCTCGTGATGCGTCGCAGCCGGGAACGGTTTCCGCAGCACTTCGAGCGCGTCGTGAAACGCTGTTGACTCGTAGGGGATCTTTAGAACAATGGAACTCACTGTGACGCCCCCTTGCGGGCGAAATATTCCTGCACGTGGTAGCACCGCTCCCGGAGTATCGCTACGTTGCTGCACTTGATCCCGGTCGGCGAGTGCTGCCGGCAGAACCAGTCCCACTCGCCTTTTCGGTCATCGTAGGTCGGCCACCGGCAACCGAGACAGTAATCGGGGGGCATCAGGTCCCCGGTCACGTCCGTCGCCTCCCATTCTCACCGTGCTCGAACCGGGCAGACCTTGCGGACCCACAAGCGCGCTTTACAAGGGTCTGATATTTTTTAGACGCGCCCTCTTTGAAACAGACCGCTCCTTTGTAGGGGAATACTTCAAATCCGAAGTGGTTCTCCGGGGGGTGCCCCCCTCCAGAGGGGGTATTCCAGTCACATGGTTCGCACTCGCACGGCCCCCCTAGAGGACTAAGATCACCTTCTGGGAGAGTGAACTGCATGCATCTTGGGCAGGGGTAGTTCAACATCTCTATGACGAAATGATAGGGGTCTCCCGTAAGAACGCGCCCAGATACGGTCGGATATTCGACATAGCGTATTACGTTAGTAAATCCATGTGGGCACTTAACGCACGGCGGGGCGTCGGTCGGGGTCGATTCGTAATCTGCGGCCTCCTGGCAAGTATAACATGGGATCCCGCGCTTCCGCTCGTCCCCCTCCAACATGTCGATTAACGCGGCAAGTTTCCCGTCATCGGCCTCATGGGTTGGTTTCACCTCATAGAACCAGGTAGCCCCATCGAGGCTCTTGATCCGGAAGTCGGGGAGATACCCGCGCCCGTCCGGCAACGTGTATCCTTCGGACTCATACTCCCATGGGAGCCCGATCTCATCGAAGAACACGGCCCACCTGGCCTCAAGACGGCTCCGGAAGCGGTATCCTTTGTAAACAGTCTCGATCGGTTTAATGTTGGTCACTAATAATCGCCTCCTGAAATTGGCGCCATTTCCGGGCGCGTCGTCGTCATCTTCGGGCACGTCGCGGTCTGCCGGAACGTCGTCCCCGACACCCCACAGACCCGGATCGTCCGGTCGCGATACTGTCGAATCTCAACATCCTGGCACCCGAAACAGTCCCGCGCGGACGGCCGCACCCCGCCCCGGATCCGGGCGGGAACGTAGTCATCGCTCACGCGACCACCGCCATCGCCGCGAGCCAGAGCAGCCCGAGCGCCGTCACCACGACCCCGAGCAGGAACCCCGCGGTGAACCAGAGGAACCTCATTCAGACCGCCAGCCCGGTGTAGTATCCCTCTGATGAACATACCGGGTCCGATAGACCCTTGTTCATCCAGCACAGGAATTCTTCGAGGTTGAGGACTGCGAACACTTTTTCGCCATCCACTTGTGCCTTCAGCCAGGCCACTGCCCCGGGCTTGTGCCCCCCTCCCGCAATGACAATCACAGCAGGGCACGGGAACACCTGCCGGACGTTCTCGACCAGATAGGGGAACTTCTCGTCGGCGGAGCCCCCGCTCCCCTGCCACTTTGACTCGATGATGAGGCCGCCGGGAAACTCGGGGATATTGGAAACAAAGAAGTCGCAGTACAACTTGTGGCCGTAGATACTCTTGCCGAGATACGCCTGCCTCTCGAACGAGTATCCCCTCTCGCGAAGCATACATGCGATTACTCGCTCGGCCCGCTGGCCGGTCTGGTTTGCGCGGGTGCCGTCAGTCATACTAGAAATCCCCCGGAAAAACCCATGCCCTCGAACCACGGCGGCGCTGTTGCGTCAACAACACGAGACAGGATAACTATCCTGTGCCCCTCCTCTTTCAGCTGCGTGTATACTGACTGAGCCTCCTCTCCGGTTGCACACACATGGAATGCGAGAGTATAACACTCAAGTTCATCGCCGAGGGTTTCGTCATCCTCGGCGATCCACGAAACCACCCATGACAATTCAGTCATACTGCATCATCTCCTCCTCCTCGATCGCCCGGTAGATCGGGCCGTGGTGCTTGAAGCAGTGATAAAAGTCCTGCTCGTGGTCTCCGAGATAGAAGATCGCAGACGGGAACGGCGCCGAGTTAGAGGTCTTCATCCCAGGAGTTGAGAAGAGGAGCCGCCCCTCGACGGCGCACCACGTCGCGCCGTAATTGACAAGCAAGTTGAACCACCGCGTATCCGTCCGAGCGGCAATCAAGATGATTGCTTCAGATATGTTGCCGGCCTGATACTCGGCAGAGACCTTCTCGACCCACTGCGCCACCTCGCGACCGTATGGCGGGTTCATGTAGACTTTGCCGTGCCATGCCCTGGAGAGCCCGTCGTCTTCGCGAGTATAGTGCTCCTTCGCCGGCACGTTCGCGTCGGCGCCCTTCCCGTTGCTGCACGGGTCAAGGTCGATCGCCCCGAAGAGTTCGAGGACAGACTCGATGATAATCTCCGGGGTATACCACTCCGGGGTCTCGCTGGTATAGAGCTGCTTCGCAGTCTCCGTGATCGCCTTCTGCGGAAGCTTCGTCGCGCCACTCAGGATCTTCTGTTTTGCCTCGTCGCCGTAGGTGTCAGCGATCGCGTCCACGGCGTCGGCGAACTTCTCGGCGTTCTTGACGGTCCGGTCTGAGACATTGAACTGCTCGGCGATGCGCTCGGCGGTTTTTGGAAGGGGGAAATTGTTTCCTCTTTCCATTGTGTACTGATTGCCCGTGTGTTCGCCCTGCTCCTTCTTCGTCTCCCGGTAGATCTTTCCGATCAGGTATGCCCGCTGCTCCGAGGTGATGTTCCGGCGGCCGATCTGGTTGAAAATAATCCAGTTCTTCGCAGCCTCACGGTCGGGGAAATTTTTGTAATCTATCCGGTATGAGAGGTTGTGCGCCTGGCAGATCGCGTAACGGTGGTGCCCGTCGAGGAGAACTGGTAGGAGGGTCTTGTCGGAGATCCACACAATCAGGGCGTCCCGGCACCCCTCGGCGAGGAGGTTCTCTTCAAGTTGCGTGAACTCTCCCTGTGATAAGGGCATCACCCAGTCACGGAACTCGGGGTCGATACGGATCGTGGGTTGATTACAAGTAGTAGGTAGTGATTCTATCATTGTCGATCACTCGTGTAATGCTGTGGTCGTCCGGGCGGGCCGGTCAACTGCCAGGGAGACGGTCCGCTCGTCCATGTTCTTCTTGCTCAACTTCGGGCATACAGGAGTCTGCCGGAACGTCGTCCCCGACACCCCACAGACCCGGATCGTCCGGTCGCGATACTGTCGAATCTCAAGATCCTGGCAGCCGAAACAGTCCCGCGCGGACGGCCGCACCCCGCCCCGGATCCGGGCAGGGATGTAGGGGTCGCTCATGGAGTATACACCTCCGTACCCCATGATCCCGGGTCAACATACCCGCCGTCGCATTTAGTGGGCTGGAAACGGTATTCGCTCCCGTCTGCGGCGCGAGTATATCTGCAACGCACCTTGTCGCTGCACCATGCTCGTCCCACCTGGTTTTTGTGGAGGTGGGATCCGCACCAGGGGCACCGTTCTCCGTCGGTCACGCCCGCACCCCCATCCGCACCGGCCCCGGGTCCGGGATCATCTCCGAGACCACGGCATCCAACCAGTGGTCCCCCGCGCCCCGGGTGACACTCCGGGCAACCCCGGCGAGCCCCACGCGCGAGACCGAAAACAACCGGCCCGGGAAGCAGGGGAACCAGAACGCAACCCCTTTCCGCTGCCCATCCGCGCAGGGGTTGGTGAGCCGCGCCCGGCCGTATGCCTTGTTTTCGAGGAGCCCGAACTGCCGCCCGACGGGGATCGACTCCGCTCGCTCCTGGAGCAGGGCAGAGACGTCCGGGATCGTCAGATTGAACACGTACTCGATGGCGCCGTCCCAGATCACCAGGCGGACTATGCCGTCGCCGGGAGTGCACTGGCCGCAGTTCAAAAACATGCGTGGGCCTCCGTTCGGCTCATCGCACCCACCTCCGGATCGATGCAGGCGGGATCGCCTCCGGGGTCGTTGGTGGATCGAAGACCTCTAGATTAAGGTGGATCGCCCAATCTCGCTCTAACCGCGCGCCTCTGCTCCCCTCCCATCCCGGTAGCAGCAATACGGCCACACCTGCATGAGAGAGAGCCCGGAGGATCGTCAGATCCCCATCCAGCCACTCTTGGTGCGAGACATTCGGGCAAAAATCCTCGAAATGAGCGGTATTGAGGTGCGGCGTGAACGGCATCCAGCCCTTCCGCGCCGCAGCCTCTGCGTGTGCCCGGGCGACCGCGATGTTGTCTTCAACGGTGCGCCCGTGCCCGGCGGAGTATGGGCCGCTGATGTAGAGGATCGGGCGGGTCACGCGACCGCCCCCTCGGGCCATGTGGCCGGGCGCTCATAGGCAGAGCATCCCTCAGTAGCGAGGCACCCGAGCGGGCAGGAGAATCCCACCACGTTACCGTCGAGCCCGCAGAAATCGAGCTCAAAGATCCACCAGTGCCGCTCGCGATAGTGCGACCGGCAGCCGGTGCAGGTGCTCGGTCTCACGCGATCGCCTCCCCGAACAGATACCCGAGAATCCGCAGCGACGCGGAGGCGTCAGCCAGCCCCCGCCGGTCGCCGCACGACCGGCACCGTTCGACCTCGGCTGTGAGGCGCCGCCGGCGCTCCTCGGCAAGAGTGCCGCTCACGCACTCGCCTCCGTAGGGTGTCTGCGAGCATAGTTGCTGCACGCCACTGAGCAGAACCTCGGCATAGGGCGCCCTCGTCGTTCACGACTCTCAAGGTCGCCGCGGCGGTGCCGCATCTCTTTCCCACAATGTCCGCAGGTGAGGGTGACCCACTTCGGGAGGGGCGCGAGGGCCGGGGGTGCGGCTCGTCGCAGTGCGTAGCGCTCTCGGTTCAGCGCATTGACACACTCCGCGCACCGGTCCTTCCGCCCGTCTGGGTGGCTCCGGTCCTGGTGGAACGCGGAGAGGGGTTTAACCTCGCCGCAGTTCCGGCACTGCTTGGTGTCGGTCATCCCGTCACCTCCAGGCACTCATCCGCGATCCAGGAGATGCCCTTGCTCGCGGGGAACTCGACGAGGCACTGCCCGGCCACCGGGTAATGCTTCAGAATCGTCCCGGTAAATCCGCGAAAAACAGAGGGGGCGTGGATCTGCACCCGCGCCCGAGGCACGAGGTGGTCGGTCACACGATCACCCGCCGCAGGGCACTGAGGGGGTAGACCCGGGCCGGGCCATCGTCGTCGGGGAACTCCACCGACGCGAATTTGCTGCGGACGTTGACGATAACCGCAGTACCGACGAGGCCGGGGTCATCGACCAGGGCGACGCGGTCGCCGCGGACTATCGGCTCACACGCATCGATCGGCCGGTCGCACATCATGCCGTCCATCATATCCGCGTGCAGCGCCCGGGCGTCGCCATAGAGGCCCTTGCCGGCCGGCTCCTCGCACTGTGTGACCGGGACCTGGTCGCCGGCGAAGTCGGGGAGGGGGCCGTCCGCTCCGTGCCGGCGCGGCCTGATCTTTTGGTAGTATCGGCTCTTGATCGCTGCATCGGTGCGGCTGGAGCCAGGGTACGCAGCCCGGTAGAGATGGATAGCCTCGGCCGGTGTCGAGGCCTCGTACATGGCCTCCTCCTGCTCCCGAGTCCACCCTCGCGGGTCCAGATGCTCCCCATCAGCCAGGGGAGATGCCTCGTAGACCGACTCCTCCTCCGGGACCGGTTCCGGGAACTCGGGTTCCGGCTCTACTACGTAGGTGTGGAGCCGCCCCGGGTCGGCGATCGCTGGCGTCTCCGTCTTGTAGACCGCCTCCCCGGCCGTCATATCGGCGTCCTGCTCGGCTTTCTCGGCCTCGCAGGCGTCCCGCATCCGGGCGACCTCGGACATCGCGTAGCAGGCATCCTTGACGGGGCAGAGGATCTCGGGGTTGTCGAGGTGCGGGCACCGCCCGTCGTCGTAGGAGTAGGTGCACCGATACGGAGTACCGTCCTCGCAATGCACGCACGGGCCGCTCTCCTGCGCCCGGAGGAGGATGGGCTGCGTCTCCAGTGAGGGAGTGACGAGCGCCCGGATCTCGTCGGGGCTGCCGATGAGGATCATTATGGCGCCTCCATGCAAGCCTTACAGAGCGTTTTGCTCATGAACAACTGCGAGAGTTTCGCCTGTGCCTTGGTCGTTTCCGCACCGCACCGCTCGCAGATTACGAGGTCGTAAGGGTCAGAGGCCTCCGATTTGGGCGGTGCGGCGGGCGGCTTGATACACGTCATGACCGCTGCCGCCGCCTGCTCTGCAGGAGTGGGTACTTTTGACGCAGCGACCCGGGCGTTGTGGTCGGCCTGGAGTCGATTGAGATCCGCCGTCAACTTGTCGGCATGCTGCTGGCGCGAGACGGCATCCGCTACGGGGGGAGCCGGCATCTGCTTAGGGGGCGGAGAGGCCCGATCAAAGGTTGCGGGCGTGGAGGCCTTCGCGGGCGGCGGGATCGGGGTAGGTGCCCCGACGTCCGGCACCTTGTCGAGCGGCGTCGAGGTGATCGAGGAGACCACCTGCCGCACCGTGAGCCGATCCGCGTCGGAGGCGGAGTTGGTATACTTGAGGAGTTTGCGGCCGAATATCACGACCGCATCGTCGATATCCCGCTCGGCCTCGATATGCCCGGCGACGGAGATAGTTACAGAGCCGCCGTTTTCGAGCGGCACCGACGCACCGACGATGATCTCTTTTGGGGCGAAACTCATTCCGACACCTCCCGGAGATCCTGAACCCTTGCAAGGTATGCAGTATGGAGGTTCTTGGGGTTCGCGCAGTTGTGCTGCTTGCACTCCTCCGCGACATACCGAGCGACGAGGGGCATAGCCTTCCGAACCTCGAAGAACTCAGCACCGAGATCGGCGTATGCCTTCTCGATTGCACCAGAGATCTCAGACTCCGGAAGCATCGGGAGCGTCACAACACCCGGCACATCTAGCCGGGGGATCTTCTCCAGTTTCGGCGTGTCGTGCTTCTCCTTGAAGTAAACAATGCCGCGTTTGGTGCCTGCCCCTTCGCCACAGTTCCAGGGCGTTTCATCCCAAATCTTCCCGACAACACCCTCTTTGCCGCGTTCCAGCGCTGCCGTGAGCATCTGGTCTTTGAACTCAAAGAGGGCGTCACGGGTCGCGACGTTGCAGGTGCCGATGAGTTCCACGCAGGGTAACCCAAAGTGCCAGCAATGCTGATGCACCTGCGTGTAGTTCATGAACCGGTTGGCCTTCGTGCTCCAGATATCGAACACGATGAACTTGTCCCGGTCGTGAGTCTCCATCCCCGTCGGGGATCTGCCCTTCCGGCACAACTCTCCAAAGACGACGTATTCGTCGCCCCATGTCTGCGCGTCGAACAGGAGATCATAGATGCCTTCGGACTCGTCGGACTCAGAGAACGCGCGGTAGAAGTCCTCTGATGCCTTCGTTTGATTCCGGCTCCGAAGTTGAACCTGCCCCTCTCCGTCCAGATATGCGCCGATGTTTGACCCGTCCTCTTTGATCGTCCAGTAAATCTCCTTGCCCAGAACGATCTCGGGGTTCGGATACAGCAACAGGAGGCGGTCGAGGTGAGGATACTTGATTGAATCTATGTCGATCATGCCTGCGCCCCCTTCTGCTCGTTCCACCACTTGCCGAAGCACTCGATACAGAGCACCTTCGGCGTGTGGGGCCGGGTCTTGTCCCTGATATCCGCAGGCACCGGGACCCCGCAGACCTCGCATGTCGTCGGGGTCGCGGGCGGCACCTCGGAGACATAACGCGGCTCCGGTCGGTCGCCGGTGTCGATCTCCTCTGGGCTGTACAGGCCGCTGATGCCGAAAGCCCGGCGAAGGGCGTGAGACTCCGCGACCTTGGTGATCATCGTCTTCGGCTTCTCCCGCCAGAATTTCGTGACCTCACCCTGCTTGTTACGCTGGATGTACTCGGCGAATGGCACCTCGACGACGAACGGGTGCGACATATCCTTCCGGTAGACCTTGCACCAGCCGATGAGTTCGCCGTTCTCGTCCAGCCGGGTCCCGGACTCCATGCCGTCAAAATTACCGTTCCGGTGTGCGATCGCGATGAATCCATCCCTGCCGCAGAAAATCGCCGCCGGTGCGTTGGGATACTTGACCGCCCAGATCTGTTTTGCGAACGGGTCTAGGCCATAGGTCCGCGAGAGCTGCATCAACAGGAGGAACTCGTTATCGGTGCAGTCCCGGGCGCACATGTCCCGGATCAGCTGGATCTGCTGCTGATTGTACTGCGCCGGGACGATACCGCCGGCGCCAGTGGTCGCGGGTAGGTCTGACATCAGTCCACCTCCACCGGCATCACGGCGACGCAGCCCATCTGCGTATCGCCGAACCGAGCCTCGCCGTCGAGCCCGACCAGGAGTAAGTGTGTCCGGCCGGAGCGCTCGATACTACCGACCTCGACGTCGTCGTAGCCGCACGCCTTGAGCGCCCTGAGCGCCCGAATGACAGTCTCGATCCGATACTCGCCGACATGGTGCGGGGTGTCGCCGTCCTCGAACGCAGCGACGTAGAACGCGCCTGCGGGGGTCTCGGAGTCTGCGAAGGTACCGCAGGGGAGAGCGGGGATCATTCCTCTCCCCCCTGCTCCTCGCGGCTGAGGTCGATCCCAAACTCAGAGAGCGACGTGCCCCGGTCGGACTCGATCCGGACCTCTAACTCTGCCTTGAGCGAGACGGGAGCACACTCCACGGAGACGTAGCGGCGCCCGGCCACCGCCAGGAAGAATCGCTGGAGTTTGTCACGAGCATCGATCACAGCCTCTTCGGGGCTCGCACCCTTGCCGGTGACCGGGTAACCCTTGATGTCGGCGACCCAGACCTCAGCATCATCGTTGTACTTTGCAGTGGTAGAGATGTGGATGAGGTCGATCATTCCACCGCCTCCGGGCGCTCATACTCGACACTGACGCCGATCTCTTTGACCTCGACCTCGCAACAGTCATCTAGCGCGGATTTGCCAAGCAGCGCCTCGGCCTTGCCGATTGCGACCGTGCAGCACTCAACAAACGCCTCTGCACCGTGCTTGGCGAAAAACAGTTTCGGTACGACGGTGCGGGTTTTCCGGGTGCGGATCTTGAGGACATAGTTCCCCATCTTGCTGACACCGGCAGTCTTCGCCTGCGCGATGCAGTTGTGCCGCTCCTCCTCGCACCGGTCGATCCGGCGCTTGAGTTCGATTACCTCCTCGCGCTCGTTGAACTCGTCCTGGAGCGCCTTGAGTTCAGCTCGATGCTCGTCGCCGCGGAGTCGAGCCATGAACGCCCGCTCGAGGAGATTGTCACCGGGCAGAACCGCATGGCCGCACTCTGCTGGATCCATGCTGCACTCACTTCCATCCCCCTTGCACTCGCGGCAGGGGTTCTCGCAGTCGCAGGCCATCAGCATCCAACCCCCACATTGAGTGCCGCGACTAACTCCGCTATCTCATCGCGGTTGTCAGAAAACGCGCCTTGGTATTCGACGTTGCCGCCGTGCAGGGGCTCATCCGGGTCCTTCTGCCGCCCGGCGATGTACATCTTCCGGTCGTTGATGACTTGACTCATGATTTGCCAGGGGCCGGCCATCAGTACCGCCTCCTCATCGCATCAGCGATCGCCGCGAGCGATTGTGCGCTCGTCAGGTCGCCGCACTGGTTCCGCCCAGCGTTCCACAGCGCGCAATCGGCACCGATACAGGAGCAGAGTCCCCCGTCATCCGGGCAGACCTGGCGCGGGCAGTAGACCCCGACGTCCATCAGCACCGCCCCCACTCGACCTGCATCTCCTCCAGCACGGAGACGGGGAGGTCCTCGACGTGTCGGACCCGGTGGATGCGGCACTGCCTGGCCTGCTCCGCGGCTCGCTCCTCGCGCATCGCATCGGCGCAGGCGGGGCAAACATCGCTGCTCTGTGTCTCCGCGCCACAGCTGCGGCACAGACGCGCCCGCCCGTGCAGGAGATCGTCGTTCGCCGGCGCGTTCGCGCGAGCCGAAACCATAATGCTCTCGAAAACAGTACTCTGGTTAACGCCCGCGGGGATCTGATGGTTGGCGCCTCTGAAATCCCGGGCGTTATCTGGGTTTATACAGTTGTCTTGCATTCCTTATCCTCTACATAGACGATTTTTCCGTCTCGCTCAGCTCGGTTTAGGAGCGCGACCCAAAACGGATTCCCCTCCTTTCGGACGGCATCGGCCGCCCATCGAGGCGTCTCGATCATAGGTTCGCTCCTTTCAGGAGTTCTGTTGCCGCGAGGTCGATGGCCCGCATAACGGCGTCCATCTCGTTCTTGGCGTGGCCCGTACTGACCATAACCTCAATGACCCGCTTTCGTCGTGGGGTCAGAGTGATCAGTTTTTTATGCTGCATGTTTCTGTGACTCCTATATACATGCATGTGGTTACAGAGTATATATATTTTTGTAAACTCTCACGCCTTTTGTATACCAAACACTACTGTTTTGCGTGTTTTTAGTGAGGCGTGGAGGCAAAAACGCGCTTTTTGGTTTACTGGTGCACCGACAGTCTGCTCAAAAAACTATATATGTACACCGCGCAGAGTGAGAGTGCATGGGTGAGAATGAGCCATCCGTCCCGGTCCAGATCCGGTTCCCTCCGGAAGTGGTCCGCAGGATTGACATGAAAGTCGATTCTGGAGAGTTTTCTAGCCGTGCGGATTACGTGCGGTATGTAGTCATAAAGTCGTTTGAGGATGTGGATGAGGTGGACCACCTGAAGGTCGCACTCTATGATCTCCTGTCGAGCGGAGTAGCAGACGACATTCTAAAGGAGCAGATCAAGAAAATATATCGTGATATGTGACGATTCACTTTCGCAGTGCGCACAAGAAACAGTTTTATTGGGGGGGGTAATCCTCATACATGGACCACACTGATCTCTTCCTCTTCCTCCGCTCCGACGCGGCGCGAGACCTCATTCGTCAACGACTGTCCGATCTTGGTTTAGTTTCCCCTCTGCCGCCTGCATCAGAGCATCCGCAACTTCCGGGTACTCCCTCAGCATTGCTGCAAGTAACATCTCGACAGTATACTTCGCGTCACGAGTGAACGGGCAGCCACATACATAACACGCGGGACTATTTGGCGCGTTGACGGTGTCACACTGCGGGCACTGGATCGGTTTAAGCTCTTCTTGAGTATCTTCGCGCTGACGAATCCCTGCGTGCTCCAGCACCGCTTTATCGATGGCCGCATCCGATACGTGCGCGTAGGTCGCGAGCATCGGGGATTTCAGGTTCCCCCAGGACTGCAGTTTAATCACCGACTCGCTGAGGCCCGTCTCGACCCAATGCGTGATCCGGCTATGTCGGAACAAGTAGGGGTGTATCTCCTTCTCGACCCCTGCCCGCTGCGCGGCCCGGTCGATGATCTTCCGCATCGCGCCCCGGGTGATCCGGGCAGGCGATCCCCGCGAGCGCAGGAACACCGGGGCGTCGCCAGTCGCGTCACCGGGATAGTCTGCCTGCCATGCCGCGAGGTATTGGGCCGACATGAGTAGGCGGATGTGGCGGCGCTTGCCTGTCTTGCCGTCGGTGATCAGCTTCGCGCCGTAGCGGTCAAACTCGATCTGCCGCCAGTCAAGATCCGTCACCTCGATAGGCCGGAGAGCGCCCTCGTAGAGCACCGCGAGCATGGCCCGGTCCCGGGAGGTGCGGCACCCCTTGATGACCCGCTGCACCTCGTCGATGGTGAGCATCTGCGAGGGGGTCTTGGTGACCCATTCGGCGGCCGGAGCCTTCACGCGGCCGATCTTGGAGATATCAATATCGATGATGCCGCGCTCGTCGAGCCAGCCGATAAAAGTCTTGAGGTGCTGCAGGTACTTCCTCTCTGTGTTCGGGCGGAGGTGCAGCCGCCGGATCGTCGAGACTGCCTTCATAATATCGGATGTTGTGCACCGCTCGAACTCTGGCATGTGCCCCCGGAGCAGGGCGATATATGAGGCAGAGGTCCGGACAGTCTCATCAGAGGTGCCGCGCTGCGCCTGCCGCTCGTAGAGGTGGTCGAGGATGAGGTCGGCGTCTGATTTGGTGATATGCCCATCGGCTATTTGCTTCGTGAGGTATGGCTCGGTATCGCTGCGTTCCATGCCTGAGAGTGGCCGCCATAGCATAAAAAATTACTGTACTTGGAGTCTCCATACTCCATCAGACCATAGAGACAATTAGTGCTGTAGTCTCTCAAAAGAGGGTCATCAGGCGGGTCTAGCAGGACCAGGGC